TTTAAGTCCTTTCTGAGTTGAATAACTATTGATGTTAATAACCTTGTTTAATGTTCTTGTAACTTTTCTAACCTCATCAAATAATAATTTGAAGTCGAATTTACCGTCAATAATAAAGTTTTTTAACACCATTGATGATAAAGTACAAATAGCTGTTGTTTCTTCATCAGTATATTGGAAAATTTCAGCGCACAGATTAGATTGGTGAATAACCCCAATGTTTTGGTGGTTAGTTTTTTTATTAGCATTATCTTTAGAACATAAATAAGGAACACCTGTTTCAATTTGAGATTCAATAATCTTAGTCCAAATTTCAGTTGCACTCACTTTTTTACCTAAACCTAATTCTACCGCTTTCTCATAAATTTCTTCATACTCTTGACCATAAGATTCTTGTAATGGTTTTAAACCAGCTTTCTTAATGTCATTAGGACAGAACAAATACCAATCAGAATTGTTTTTAACCGCTCTCATAAAGTTATCAGGAATCCATAATGCCGTAAACAAATCTCTCGCTCTTAATTCGTCTTTACCAGTGTTCTTTTTGATATCCAACAAATCAAAAATATCTTTATGCCAAGGTTCAATATAAATCGCCGCACTACCAGGTCTTCTACCTTGTTGATTAAAGAATCTTAATGATTCATTAACAATTTTAAGGTATTTTAACAATCCACCAGCAAATCCACCAGATGTTGTAATACGACTTTCTTTACTTCTTTGGTTTGACATACATAACCCAATACCCGCAGCATCTGATGAATATGTTGAAATATCATTTAGTGTACCTAACAACCCTTCTCTTGAATCCGAATTATTGTAATGTAATACACAAGACGCTAACTGAGGAATCAATGTTCCTGAATTAATCATAATCGGAGTTGCTTTTGAGATTCTTTGTTCAGATAATGATTTGTAATAATCAACAGCCTCTTCATAAGTATCGGTAACCCACAACGCAATTCTCATATACATATGTTGTGGTCTTTCAATAGCTTTCCCATTAGGTAATTTCAACAAATACATCTCTTGTAATGCCTTCCAAGCGAAATAATCAAAGTTATAATCGTTCTCATGTTTAATAACTGAATCAATAGTACTAGGTCCGTATTTCTCAATAATACTCATCAATCTATCATGAACCACACCTTCAGTGTGTAATATGTGCATAGTTTCACTGAAACTATCAACAGTATCTTTATGATACGCAGAAATCGCAACTGATGATGCTAATCGTGAATAGTCATGATGACTACCAGTATATGAAGATGCAATCTCATACACTAATTTATCCAATTCTTTAGTTGTGATATACCCCTCAGTTGGTACTGAAGTAATCACTTTAATGAAAATTTCATCAGAATTTACATTAAGACCCTTTGACGCTCTTTTTACTCTGTTGTAAATTTTCTGAGGGTTAAATGAAACTTTTTCACCCCCTCTTTTTTTAATTTTTAATGACATCATAATTAAAATAATATTTTATTAAAACTCGTCCGTGAATGTGATTGTTTCATTCAACTTCGCTTTTTGATATTCCAATGTTCTATTTTCAAAGAAATTACCTTTAGTTTCAACCGCAATCTGTTCCATAAACTTGAAAGGTTGTTCAACATTAAATTCTTTACTACAACCTAACTTATATAATAAACCATCCACCACAAATTCTAAATACTGTTTCATTAAATTTTGATTCATACCAATTAAAGAAACAGGTAACGATTCGGTTATAAATTCTTTTTCAATCTCCAACGCAGAAAGCAAAATTTCTTTGATACGTTTTTCACTTGGTTTGTCAACAATATGATTATTCAATAAGTGAATTGCGAAGTCACAATGAAGATTCTCGTCTTTGAAAATCAATGCGTTAGCATCACATAATCCTTGCATAATACCTCTTGATTTTAACCAAAAGATTGAACAAAATGAACCTGAAAAAAATATCCCTTCAACAGCCGCGAACGCTATTAATCGTTCTTGAAACGATGCGTTTTCAATCCAATCTAAAGCCCATTTTGCTTTCTTTTGAACTGCCGGTAATCTGTCAATTGCGTGAAAACAATCATCCTTCTCTTTTGAGTCCGTGATATAAGTATCAATCAATAAAGAATATGTTAATGAATGTTCATTCTCCATCGCAATTTGGAAACCGTAGAAAAACTTGGCTTCAGGATATTGAACCTCTCTTGAGAAGTTCTCAGCAATGTTTTCATTAACAATACCATCAGACGCAGCAAAAAACGCTAAGATATTTTTGATGAAATATTTTTCATTATCTGATAAATTTTCCCAATCTCTGATATCATCACTTAAATCAAATTCTTCAGCTGTCCAAAACGCAGCCTTGTGGTCTTTATAAAATTGCCATATATCGTGGTATTGTATTGGGAATACCACAAATCTGTCGGGGTTTGGTTTTAAAATGTTCTCCATATTATTCTGGTTTTTCTTTGTTTTGTTTGTTTTCTTGATTAGCTTTTCGTTTTTCCATTAAATCTTTTATCCTCTGTCTATTTTGTTCTTCTTTTTGTTCTTCAAGACCTAAGAATGTAACTGATGATTCCGTATCAATCTCCAACATTCCATTGTCAAATTTACAGTTCTCAAATACAACACCATCATCACCGATACGAGATTTGGTGATTGCAATTGTTGCCAACTTCATTTCTTTTTGTTGTAATGTCTTTGCCACAGAAATAATTACGTGTCCAACTTGAGCTTTCTTAATAGAACCACCCATTTGGTCAGTTGTAACAACCTCAGATGATATTGAACTTCTATTACCCTGAGTCGCCGTCCATCCAACTAAATCCAGTTCATGACACATAGCTTCAAAAGACCTCATTACAGACCCTTCAGATTTCCACTCGTCACCATGTTGTCTATCAGGTAAAACACAGTCAATATAATCTAATAGAACCATATCAATTTTTGTCCCATCAGCTATAATTTTTCTTAATTGATTTTTAATTTGAAACATTGACATAGTATCAGAAGGTAACTTTGTAAGGATTAATTTATTTTCCATTTTTTCCTTAATGTTTTTAACCGCAATCATTACTTCATCTTTCTTTGTTGACAATTCATCAGGATGGATTTTAGTCCACAAAGTGATATGTTTTCTTTGGATAATTTTTGGATTATCTTCAAAAAATATTTGAAGGACATTATAACCTAAGTTAAAAGCATTATTAGCAATTTTTGTTAGTAAGGTACTCTTACCCACACCCGTCGGAGCCAAGACAACACCAATCTCACCTTTAGCCAAACCACCTTTTAATAACCTATCAATACCCGGTATCCCCATCGGAATTGGATGTCTATAATCTTCGTTTAATACCTCATCTAAATCAGCAAAAACATCAGACATACCACTTTCACGCTGACCTACTTGTAAAGCTTCTCTAACTAATTGTTCAACTTTATCATAGTTCTCAAACTCACCCCCATCAATAATTTTTTGAGCCTTGTCCATTACTTTTTGAAGTTCTTGTTGTTTACAAAACTTCATAGCTTTATCCTGCACAAACTCACCACCTTCAATAATTGTATCTTTAATTTTTTTAATTGTATCAATAACCATTTTTGATGCCAATTCTTGTTGTAGTTCAGATTTTGTTATCTGTTCTAATGTATCATACGTCGGTGTATGTTCGTATTTTACATAATACTCTTTAATCATTTGTATGATTAATTTGAAGTATTTGTTTTCAAAGTAATTGACCTCAATTACATCAATAATTGACCTAGCAAACTCCTTGTCTACAATAATTTGGTTTAATAACTGTAGCTGAAAACCACTACCTAAATAATCAAAATTTTTCTTAGAACTCATATGTTTTTATATTATATTATTCATAAATATTAAACCTCAAGTGGAACTCCAAGATATTCGTATGTTAAATTTTTAGATGAAAAAATGTCAGTTAGAGACATAAGTAAATTTTTTAGGTGTGGGCGTACATCCACAGTGTATCTTATCTTTGGTGGGTATATTTTAGCATCAAACTCTCTATGACAAATTGTCATGTCCCCCTCTTTAATATAGATACTAAATGACTCAGGCCCGTCAGTATATGATGTATCAAGCACCGATGGGTTATTCATAATTTCATACATGTTATCCAACATATAAGTCGCAGTTTTCATCTTTAACTCTCTCTCCAAGTCAATCTTGAAATCCCTTATAAGATTATATAAATCCACCGAACTCTTAGCCTTCGGATTATAATCTTTAATGTTGAATAATCTTTGAACAATAATATTGTTGTTCACTTTCATTAAAAATTCCAATTTCGTTGTTGTTTGTTCCTTCATAATTTAATTTTTAAACTTTCTTTTTTCTTTCCTTGCTAATTTTAAATAGGGTGTCAAGAATTTTACCCATTCATTATCTCTTTTAGGTAGGTATTTGAATAAACCATCTTCCATCATCATTTTCATCAGATTCTTGTACCCCCTACCTTCAGGGTCTAAAGTTTCAGTGTAATAAAGTTCAACTATCTCTTTTCCATCATCAGTTATTAAAGGGTTAGACAAATCTACTATTTTTTCATTAATCACAAAAAATTCATCACCAAATACACCATTTTTAGTTTTACCTGTTAATAAATTTTTAAGTGCCGAGTTTTCTTTATCTTCTTTTAACATTCCCTCAGCTCTTGTTAAAATATCGGAAACAGATACCACTTTTTCAAGTATCTCAGGAAATAATTTGATAAATGTCTTCTCACCAAGATAATAAATACCATCAATATTATCGGACTTATCTCCCGATAATATTTTGTATGTCGTTACATTCTGATGAGGTATCTCAATGTTGTCAATTTTGATTTTATCACCCATCTTATACACTTTCTTCTGTGAGGGGGAGTAGACACTCACTTTATCAGAAATAAGTTGTGTAAGGTCTTTATCATCCGAAAATATAACCTTAGTTTCATTTTCAGAAATTTGACAATAATATGCAATCAAATCATCAGCCTCATTGTTAGAAATATCAATTTGCCTAACAAATGTTTCCTCTAAATATTGTTTGATTCTTTGTCTTTGTTGATGATAAGATTCTTCGTTAAAGTTCTTATAAACTCTACGATTTTCTTTATACTGGGGGTATAGTAGCTTACGAGATGATGAGTTATCCTCACCATCCCAAATTGCCACAACTTTATCAAAATTGTGTTCTTCAATAAATCTTCTAACGGTATTTAAAAAGTGCCAAATTCCTCCCACATGTCGCCCTTCATGGTAAAATTCTTTAACTCCGTGAAAACCTATTTTAAATAAATTTGAATTATCAATTAGTAATGTTTTAGTCATTAATCTGTGAATTTACAGGTTCTACAATTTTGTTACTTTTTCTTAAATTATCTTCAGCCCATAGTGGTTGAAGGTTTGTATAATGACACAATTTGTATAATTCCTCCTCAGTTTGTGCGGAAGATAGTGGGATTATATGGTCAATGTGCCATTCTTTTCTGTTTTCCCAAGTCATATTATCTTTAAATTGGGTTTCTAAATGTTCTTTTAAAAAGATAGGTGAACATCCAACAATATCAAATGTACGATTTTTTTTTGTTATATTTAGAGTATTTAAATATTTTCTCAACCTACTTCTTATTTTGTTAGTCATATGATATATAGGGTCATCTTCTCTTCTTTCCTTACACCTTTTATTTTTTCTATCTCTTATTTTTTGGCGATTTTCTTTCTCCCATTTTTTTATCCTTTTACAAATACTTTCTTTATTTTTTTCCCTCCAAATCTTTCCAATATCAGCAATTTTTTCTTTATTTTCTTCTCGCCACTTATGGTTGTTTTTTAATTTACATTTTTTACAATTATTTCTATATCCATTTGGTGTGTCATTTCTTTTATAAAATTCAGAAATATTTTTTTCCCTCCAAATCTTTCCAATATCAGCAATTTTTTCTTTATTTTCTTCTCGCCACT